GGTTGACGCTGTGTTTTCTCCCTGCGGACTTGCATTGGCTGCCGGTGTCCCGTCTACCGGGGCGGCAGGTGTCGTTGCTTGAGTCATCTCATCACCATCACAACGCCGGAATACGCCGGCACGTTTGGGTTGGAGCGAGCGGGATTGCGTGACCCGCACAGCCACTAGAACGCGCTTCTGGTACGTGGCATCCTCTGCCCGGCGCGGCTCGGGCGCTTTAGATCATCGCTCCAAAATCTACCGAGCTTGGCGCGCTTGCGCCACCTGCTCAATCTGGCCGCGAATGCCGCGGATAAAGTTCCGCAGAGCTTCGTCAGCCGCATATTGCTGCACCGACGCGCTTACTGGCGTCGGCTTCCAAAAAATAGTCTTTTCCCAGTGCGCCAACAGCGCCCGCCCCGACGGCGTGTTTACAAACGTCTCGACGTAGAGTTGTGCAAACTCGCGTTCCGATTGCGCAACTTCGTCTTTCTGCGGGCCGTCCAGAAACTCAAGGCTACTGGGCGACTTGAGAAAGTCCTGCGACTGCTTGGACTGCATTGCCTACTCCGCCTTCTTCCGCCGCTTGCGCGGCAACTGCCCCTGCAACTTGCGCCGTTTGCTCATCAAGCTGCGCCTTCTCTTCCGTCGAGCGAACCAGCGCCACATCGACGCCTTTCTTCATGAACACCCACGCCGGGATGTCTTCCATCTTGATCGCGCGCTGCACCGCTTGCGGTCCCGCCAAGCTGGCAAGCTGCAACGCCTCGCTCAACGCAAGCACGTCGTCCGCATTCTGCGACTTGGCGAATGGCGAGCTGAACATCAACTTGATCAGCTTGCCATCCACTTTGAAGCGCGGCACCAAGCCGAGGTCTTGCAGAATTTGCAGCCCACGCAAAAACAACGGCACCAAAAGCTCCGCCTGCACGCGGCTGTACTCGCCGTTCATGGTCCACAGCCGGTCGCGATCCCACACGCTGACTTGCGTCGCCGAGGGCGGCGTGGTGCCCGCAGGCAGCGGCTCCGGCCCAAGCATCACGCGGCGCACACGCTCGCGTAACTTATCAATAAACTGCTCGCTGAAAGCAAGGTTGCCGCCAACGTCCAGCGGGCGCAGCGACGGGTTGCCGCTGTCGTTAGACGCCACCGGAATGACTGTGTTGGGCGCAAGCGTGGCGGTGTATGGGTTTAGCACACCGTCGCTGACGCCAGTCATCGGCGGCGCAATCTGGATAGCGGCGTGCCGCAGCGTGAACTCCACCATCTTGTCAAGCGTGCGGGCATCACTCAGGGCGCGCGTGACGCGGCCGCGGCCGTATGTCTCGCCGGGTGTCTTGGTGGCGCGGGCCACGATCTTCGGGCAACTAGCGCCGTAGTTGACGCGCCAGATGATCGCCTTGTGCTCTTTCGCAACGACCAAGCCGTAGTACTGCTTGCTCTCGGCATCGTACACTTCCGCCTCGATGATCTCGACTTCCTTTTCGGGCGTCAAGACCAACGCATCGCGCATGCCCTCCGGCCAGTCAAACGACTCCATGCCGGGGTACAGCCGCTCAAGGAATCGCAACTGCACTTTGCGGCACACGTACTTGGTCTCGACCTTGCCGTCCGGACCTTCCTCGATCGCAAGGGCCGGCACCGGCACCGCCGAAAACTGGAACGGAGCGTCAACCGTGCCGGCGTCAAACTGCACTGCGCAAGTGCCGATCTGCAAGTCCAACGCCGCTTCGTTAATCGCAAGCGTAAAATTGGACTGGTTCAGGTAGTCGAAAAAGACCTCGGTCGCGCGTTGCAACCCTTGAGTCACCTCTTCCGGGATATCGTCGCGGTCGAGCGCGCTTGAGACCACAACGTTGCCCCACCGAATCCACGCCGGAAACAGCGTGGCGCACATCGTGTTGGCCGCGGTATAGGTGGCCTCTTGCAGCGTCGAGTCAAACAGCATGTTCTCTCGAACCTGCCCTTCGCTCTGCCACGAGAACGTTTCCCGGGACGGCAACGCGTACCGGTAGCAATCCTGGTACAACGAGCGCCACAGTTCTTTGCGCTGCACGGCGGCAGCATAGCGCTTCATCAGCGCTTCTACGTCCTCAAGCGCCGCCGGTAGCCGATCAACAATCACAGGTTAGTACTCGGCTACCGCGTTAGCGCTGTTGCGGCCACCGCCCCCGCCAACTGCGCCGCCAAACAGCCCCGCAGCGCCCGCGCCGGGCGAGGACTGCGACCCCGCCGCCCCCGTGCCGGCGCGATTGCCCGGGCGTCCGCGCACGATAGGCGAGCCGCGGAAGAACCGGCCGCCGCGCTGGCCGCGAAGCAACTGCTTGATGCGCAGATTCTCTTCCTCGTCCAGCTTGGCCAAGTCCTGCACTTGACGCTCGCGCAACGCGATCGTCGAGCGCGACTCTTTGGGGGGCCTTGGTTTACTCACGGCGGGTTAGCTTCCTGTAAAGTTGGTAAGGCGTGCGAACGAAAAATGCCCGCATGCCAATAAATGCTTTCGTTAACTCAACGCACGTCACCGGGCCGGCGGTAAAAACCGTGTGCATCTTGCCGCGAGGCAGCGCGCGCCGCACACGCACCGCCAGAGGCTTCATGTCCGCCCGGATCGTCACCCAAGGCGGATCGTAGTGGGCGGTCATGTCGCCGTGCTCCATGCACGGATCGTACCGCATCCAGAACAACCCGTTGGTTTTCCAAACCTCGACGTGCTGAAATCCGTCCTTCAACAGCCTCCACCAACGCGACCGCGCCGCGGGACGATTACAGAACACGACATAGACATCCAGCGCGGTCCGGTCCTCAAGATCGAAAAGCCCGAGCGTCATACCGCGAACGGGTCCCACTTGTTGCGCACCTGTACGGGGCGCGCTGTGGGCACCGGGGCGGCCATGCTGGCCGCGTTGATGAGCGCGTGCTCGCCGGCGTCCATGAGCGCGTACTCTAGGGCCTCGCCAATGTGCGAGTACTCGTTCTTGTCGGCGACGTCCGTAAACTGATCTTTGCCCGCGATGCGCTTGCGCCGATAACACCACGCCCCGGTCAATGCTTTGCGGGTCCACGACATCGACGGCGACAACAGAAACGCGGGTCGGCCCTTGATCGAGCGCGTCAGCACGCGCTCCAGCGCGGCACGCCGCAACTGCGGATCGTTGGACGATGCCGGTAACGCCGCAATCCCTGCGGCCCGGTACACCGCAAACGTCGTGCGGCCGTCTGTCTCGGCGCGCTTGTCGCCCGACGGGTCGCCGCGGAAGATGAACGTCAGCCCCGGCACCTTGTCGCGAAGCCGAGCACACATCGCCTTAAGCTCGATCGCGAACTCGGTGTTGTTCATGCTGGTAGCGACCAGCTCGCCAACACCCCACCACTGCCCGTCGGCTTGACGCTGCACGAACGCAGCGGCAGGCGTCAGCCCGAAGTCGAGCCCAACAAAAACCGTGCCCGGTGTCGGCAGCAAATCATGCGAGGCAACGTGCGTCGTGTCGGAGTAGTCCGCGTGCACAGGCTTGCCATCGAACGAGTAACCGATCTCGTTGGCAAGGTTCACGCGTATCCAATCCTCGCGCTTACCAACCAACGCTTTCTCGTAGTAGCCTGCCTTGACGGCCACGCTGTTCTCAGCAAGCGGGTTAACTACCCACTTGCCATCGGCTTTCACCACCGCGGGCGGCTGGACGAAAATCTCGTACCCGGGCATCTCGCCCTTGGCAATCTGCTGCGCCCATTCTTCCAACCAGTGATCCTTGTCCCACGCGTTCGTGTCGCCGAACACGCCGGAGTAGGTCGAGTATCCCGGCATCGGGTAGCGATCAGTGCGGGCCGTGAGCATGTTCACGTTGGCACGCGCTAGCTCTTTGGCCTCGTTGATGTAAACCCACGTCAGGTTTGCGCCGCGAATTTTCCTAACGTCGTCGTCCTTGTCGAGCGCCAGAAACATGATGCTGGCCTGGACACGCGTGTCGTCGTCAAGCACAAAGTCCAGCAGCAACTCGGGCGGGTGACCCATCGTCATCGAACCGAGCTCGGGCGGCACGATCTCGCGAAAGTCCTTCACGACTGTCGCAATCAGGTCCGGGTAGGTGTTGCGCACGACGGCGGCGCGCGTCTTCCTCACCCCGTCCTTGTTGGGCCTCTGCTGCGCGCAAAGCACCAGACACTTGTGGATGCTCTCGTAAGTCTTGCCGGCGCCCAGCGGGCCGCGGATCAAGTGAAAGTACGAGCGGCACTTGCCATAGCGCTCAAGCGTCGCGCCTTGCGGCCGGTGGACGACCTGGAAGTCCTCACTACTCACGGAGTTACTCCGGGAGCTCGCTGGCGCCGACCTCAACCTCCGCCGCAGTTAGCTGATTCTCAATCTCGGAGTCGCCAGACAAGTTCACGAACCGAACACGTACGCGCGGCGCCTCGCCTTGCTTCAAGTGACCCGCGAGCTTGGCGACCTGCTCGTTCGCGCGCAGCGCAACGTCGGCCTCCATCTCGTAGAACCCCGTCGGGGCGCCTTGGTACAGGATCGGCTTCGGGATCATGGCGCGCTCGGCGATCTCATCCGCGCGCATCACGAGCCGCTGCTTTGCGATCACCATATCGTAGCCAACGTGCTGAAGCACGTCTTTGCAAAACTTGAAGTCGCCATCCGCGCCCCACCACCGGCCGACTTGGTAGTGCGGAGTCGCGTAAGGCGTGCCGGCGAGTCGCTCACCAGCCAACCGGGCGCTGTAGTTGGCGTCGCGGTACGCGTACAGCCAAACCTTCTGATGCTCGGTCAGCTTGCTCCACGCCTTCGTGAAAAGCTGCTGCGTCTTGGCGGGCGAGTCCGGCAGCGTTGGCGTGTCTAACGCCAGCGTGGTCATCTGCCGGATCTTCGCAATCTGCTCTTCGGCGAACTTGCCCGCGCCGGCCTCAAGCCGCGCGACCTCCGCCTCGATAAGCTGCGCGCGCCGAACGGCC